TACCCCAAGAAGTGAATCCAAATTTTAATTTGCTGCTAGATAACTCGTTAGGAGCTATTGTCCTATTGTCTTCGGCGTAAAGTGAACCAGCATATCCAGATATTGAAGGCGCTGTTATGCCATGGCTAAACTCAAACTTATCGCTCGCAGTCTTCCATAGGATAGAAGCATCTGTCGTAGAGTTAACCGCATCTTGGATGGTTATACCCGCATTATTAGCGGTGCTGGATGAGTCTCCGGTCGCGTAGTTGAGCGTTATATTGGGGTCTTTCACCGTCAGATTATCGGTATTTACGGTCGTGGTTGTTCCGCTCACCGTTAAATTTTGAACCGTCAAAGTGTTGGTGGAATCGTTAAAGGTCAAGTTAGCTGACGCACCCAAAGACCCGCCGTCATTGTATTGAATCTGAGTGTCAGCTCCTGCTGGCCCTGTTACTGCTCCTGCGTTTACTGCTACGCCATTAATGTATAGGCCGTCAGTGAAGTTAGCATCGCCATCAAAAGTTAGCTTGCTACCATCATAAGGAACGTACATGGCAAAATTTGGATTGCCTATACTGCCTAAAATTCCGTTTCCAGACCCTATAGAGTCTCTATCGTTGAAGAAGTAAAGACCATGAAGCGGGCCATAAGCTGAGTTGGGGGTGCCGCCTGTTGTTCCTCTGCCTCCGAAGAATATAGCCGTAGAATCAGAATCGTCTGCGTTAGCCCCTTCTTTGGACATTAGATAAACAGAGCCGCCTTTGATTAACGTCTCGTTGTCTCTGTTGTTGTCTGTGAAAATCGTAGTGTGAGCGCCGCCAACAAACACAGCCTGACCAAAATCGGGATGCACAAATGATGAAGCGTTAGGTATAGATACCCTCCGCTCTGTCGCAGTCGGAGATCCTGTGGAGGGGTATGGGCTTAAAGATCCGTCAGTGACAGTTATGACTACTTTTATAAAGTAACGCCCTTTAGGAAATACAACTGTATTCCTGCTAATCGGTATGTTTATAAAGTAGTCGTTATCAACTAGACCAACCGGAACTGAGGTTCCGTCTATGGCATCACCAAACGGAGACATGGTTGGATAATCATCAAGGATGCCATTTCTAGTGTCTAATGACGCAACATAACTTCCGCTATCTTTAACCCTAAAGTTAGAAAAAACGTAGTTAGTTCCAGTATCGGTGTACCAACTGTCAGCAGTAATGCTTCTAAAAGATGTCCAAGTGCTTGGACTACCAGTTGATGCGTCAGCGTAGAAAAGCTCTACCTGTATACTGTCCATGATGCCGTTTCTAGCATTTGCTTGACTAGATTGCGTCCCTGACGTTAATGGCCCCAAGTAATAGCTAACAATGAAGTCTGGGAAGGCTAGATCCTGCCTTCTGTTGTCAAACAAGAAATAGCTAGAGTCATTTGCTAGAACAACCGTCGCGCTTTTTTGGCTTGTGGTATACCTAGATTCGGATGAGTAGTCTTGTTCTCCGCCGGTAGCAAAGCTAACAGTGTTAGCCTCCACGTTTAGCTTTGACCCGTCCCAAGTAAGCACTTCGCCAGAAGCATCGCCAACAGACAGTTTGTATGCGTCTGTGTCGTAACCTAAGAAGAAGCCTGAAGTGTTAGCCTTTAAAAACTCGTCCATTGTGCCGCCGTAAATGGCACCTGTGCTGCCTATGCTAACGCTCCCAGTAAACTCCCCAGCAGATGCGTTTACAGTGCCGGTAAAGGTTCCTGACGTTGCTGTGATTGCGCCGGTAATCGTTGCACCTGTCGCTGTTAATGCGCCAGCTCTTGTTACCCTAAAAGGCGCACTTGCAAAAGTGTTATTACCTAGACTAATTCCGTCATCTGTCGATAACGAGACCCTTGTTACGCCGTCACCAGCGATTAAGTCGGTAGAGCTGATTGTAAAGCCACCAACCGTACCAGTCGTGGCGTTTATGTTGCCGCGCACTACCGCGTTGTTAAAAGTGGCATCTCCTGCTCTGGTGATTTCCCAGCCGGTTTGATTCTGTACACTGTAGTTATCAGACTGAATTGTTGTCGCTATTTGGTCGGACCCAACTGCCTCGTCTTTTATTTGTAGCGTATCAACAGAGTCCTCGCCCATAACTCCAAAGCCAATCTTGGTCGCGCCGATCTTGGCTGGGCTACTCGCTAACATCGCCGATTTTGAAACATTGGAACCACTTGCCGGTGTAGATCCCTGCGGATACCTTACTGCTTGTATCCAGTAATAATATTCAATTGCATTGCCTTGCGCGTCTGCTGCGGCACGTTGATCTGTGTAGCTTGTCCCTCGGAATTTAACGATTGGCGTATCGCTGTCCGTAGGAGTAGTTGCGCTGGTGCTTCTATAAACCCAAATCTGCTCCCAGGCTAAAGCGTCTGACGGGTTGTCCCACGACAACTCAATAGAGTTAATAGCTGCGGCTATGCTGAAGTTTGTAGGGGCAGGAACATCAGGAAGGTTTCTAGCAATAACTCCTGCTGCGGTGATTGTAGAATAATCACCAGAATTATTTGGCCCACCAGTTGCCGTAGGATCGTTGTATCGAGCTTCCGCATCTTCTATCAGCGTGAGGTTTATCCCGCCTTCGCCATTCTCAGCAAACGACCAGTTGATGCACTTGAATATCTTTGGGTTCCATTGCCCTGAATCGACACTTTCCAAGTCCGACAGGTAGACTCTTACTCTATCGCCAATAGCGATCCGCATCCCTTTAAGATTGACGGGAACGGTAATAACTGTTTGCAGGAAGGATTGATTAACTTGCTTGAAGGCTATTCGTTGCGCTGCGTATCGGTTGTCCGTGAACGGCAGCTTGATTTCTTCTTCTAAGACCTCGCCGTTGTCTCTAGCAATAGCTCCCGAAACGGTGACGGGGCCAAACTCCATCATCTTGTATTGCTCTGTGGGATCAATGAATAATCCCTTAATCTGATTTAGACGGTCAGATCTTGGTATAGCGGTTCTGATATCGACTTTGCCGATGATGTCATCTTCGGTTATGTTCTCAGACGGCTGTACAAATATTCCTGCGTGGACTATGTACTTGCCTTGGCTGTATGCCAAAGAACCGTTCATGCCGCTTAATATCTTCTCTATAGACTTTGCGTATGGGTCAGCGCCAAAGATAACGCCACTGCCAAAGAATCTTTTCTGAGTTGCAGAATTAGGGATAGGGACTAAGGTATCGCAAGCATCTGCCGCTGTTATGATGGCCGACCAATCGATTTTTGTTGACGCAATACCCAATCCGAATTCGGAATCCATTAGGTAATCGGCAATCATTAACGCAGGATTCTTGCCTTGTTCGCTTCGGTCAATAGATGCGGTGCTCAGGGTGTCGTTATCGTAAACGACATAACTTGCGTTAGCAGGGCTTGCGCCAGCGGTGCCGCCAGCGTTTACCTCTAATCGAGGGTCGTAAACCTTCTTGCCTTGCACCAATGCTTTTATATTCTGAACGGTTCCAACTTCGTCCCAGACTTCCCTAGAGCCTTCGTTAATAGTCCATCGGGTATACAGGCTTGCCACTCCGTTGCCGAGATGCGTTGCCAGATACTCCGTTGCCGTTTTAGCATCGGACCTTAAACCTGCGTAAACCGTTTGAGAAGTAGCGCCTAATCGAGTGTCGATGTATACAATCGTTTCGCTCGTTCCAGCCTCGTTATTCTTAGGCCCGAAGAAGCCACTAGTTACTAACTTGGTGGTAGGGTTGTAGACACCTGAGTTTGTTAAGTCGATAATCTTATCGTCGAAGTAGACTTTCTTGATGGCCGTTAATTCGTGACCAGCTAACGCAACTACTTGGTGCATATATTTGTTGTTAGCGCCTGACACTTGAGCGTAAGTCAAAGGCCCACTAACCAGAGTCTCTCCGTATACTAACTTTCTCGGCTCCGTCGTGGATCGCACTGTTGTTTGACGGCTTCGATCATTGTCATCTACAGAGAAGTTTATCTTTGGCTTTAACAGTTTAGATGCTGCAAATACACCTCCAATAATAGTCGCTGCGCCAATAGCAGCCGCTGCCGTACCGGCGACCGCGCTGAAAGTGACAAAAGATCCGACTGCTGTTAAAAACGCAACTACTGGTGGCATAGCTTCCATCCTAGA